ATAAAAAATTTTATGTTTAAATATTTTTATGATAGCTTCTATTCTTAAAGCATCTTGATCATCAAACGGAGACATCTTAAATGTGAGATCAAACGTTCTTAGTTCCATGCTCTGGAACAAAACTTCTACGTTTGGGTTTCTCGCAACTCCAGATATACCACCAAACAAATCACCAGCAGAAATAGTATCTCCTGTTATTTTTTGAGCAAGACCAGTAACAATTGAGGCAGCTGATTCTACCATGGATTTTTTAAGAGCAGTATCTAATGTTTTTCCTGCTTCTTTAAGTTTCTTGATGTTTCCATCTTGACCAGCAGATGCTAATAATCCAGTAGTGATTTGTCCAAACTTTTTACCTTCCCATTTTGCAGCAAAAGCATCTTGTATATCTTGTGGCATATACAAGAGAATTTGTGGATATGCTTTGTCTTTAAAATACTCACCAGCAAATCCAGTAGCGTTGTAATCTCCTAAAGTTAGGTTAGCATATGATTCACCACCAACATCATCAACTGATTTCTTTCCTTGAAAAGGTGGTTTGTAATCATAGAAGTCAAACATTACAAAGTCTTCAGCTTCATCAATTAACATATCATGAGGATATCTAACTGAACCTGCAGCACCATTTACAGCAGTACCTGCTCCACCAAAGTTGGTTTTGATTGTACTTACTGTTTCTAAGAAAGGATTATAATCTTCATAAGGATCATTATAACCATCTGGTTGATATTGTCTACCTTTAGGTTGAACAGTGCTACCAGTAGTCCAAGAACTACCAGTCCAGATTTGATATCTGGTTCCTTTGGAGGTTTTCTTTGCTCTCCATTCCCCTATTTTTGGATCTACTGCCATTACGTAGCCATTTCCCTAGATTGTGTAGTGCCATAACCTTGGACAATTCTTTGTCCTCTGATTTTATCGTAGAAGGTCTCATTAGTTTCTTTCCAGACATCTTCCTTTTTAATGGAAAATGACATACCATTGATTTCTTTCACAAAATCTTCTGTAGGGAGAAGGATAGCAGTATCCCATTCACTTGCAGCTAGATCTAATAACAAACCTTCAACATGAGGCTGTAGGTATTTATGGAAGCACTTCTTAGGAAAGTCAATTCTACCCTGAATTAATTTCTTAGTTGCCTGAATTCTTCTCTTTGGCGTCAAGTAATGTAGATTAACTCCCCAGAATTCATTCCTACTTGACTTTAAAACATATACAAGTGGAAACTTATCAAAGTAAGGCAAGTGTTTCATCTTTGCCTTGTATTCAAACATGTACATGTGACCTTGCACAGTATATCTACGAAGTTCATTGGCATCTTGGTCTTCTACAGCACCAATATTGTCACTTTTTTCTTTTAAGATATACTTATTAAAATTTTTCTTATATGAACTAGCTTCTGCCTTTACTGCAGAACGATACCACGCTAGTGATTTCTTTTCTCCTGCAGTTTTAGCACTAATTTTTTCAAATAGTGTCGTTGCCATTGTTTCATACTCCTAAATGATCCTCGGTTAGTATTAAGAAATTCATCTGCCTATCTTCACAATACTCACGAGCAGCAGACCATTTAGTTTGGTTCTTTGCGTATGTTAGTGCTTCTTTACGATACTTGGCAGTTTTTTTGTTTTTAACATTCGGTGGTTGTGTTTGTTTCTTGGGTTTTACTTCAATTATATACTTCGTAATCTTACCAGACTTTTCACGAACTTTAATCCAAAAATCTGGATAATATCTATGAATTCTACCATCAGGTGCTCTGTATGGTATGATAATTTCTTCACTACCCCACTGTAATATAGATGGGTTGTTATCACAGAACACCATGAACTTTCGTTCCCAAAGTGACCTGTATATAACATTTGTTGGGTTGCCACGATACTTCTGAGGATGTATTGGTTTATAAAACCCAGAATACGCCATAAATACAAATAGTCCAACATATTTATTTAGCGTGGCATCTATCAATAACTTCTTAGCTACAATGAACGCTAATGGCGGTGTTTCACTAGCAAATAGTTTTGTAGTGCAAATTTTAGAAGAAGATGGTGTTCCAGCTGAAAATAATATATTTGAATTTTTATGTGATGAAGCACAACTTCCTAACATACAGGCAGCAACTGGAACTCTTGAAGGTAGATATACTGGTGAAGGTCAGGTAAATTATCCACATACTCGTGTGTTTACAGAAGTTCAACTTGGATTTCAGTGTGATGCTAATATGACACCATTAAAGTACTTAAATGACTGGTATGGCAGAATATTTAATGAACCTCCTGCGGAAGATGGTCAATCATTTGATAGTCTACCTAGCACACCATTGGCAGCAAATAGAACTAATAGATTACAGTATCCAAAAGAGTATTGTAGAACAGTTAAGATTACAAAAACTGAAATAGGTCCTGAAGATGCACCACTAAGACCATCGGTATCATACTTGTTAGAAAGGGCGTGGCCGTTTGCTATTGATGCAGTGCCATTACAATTTGGATCTACTTTATTAACAAAAGTTACATGTCAGTTGTATTACACTAGACATACAATACTTCATAACAATATCACACAATCTGTGTAAATACAGCAAAATTGACTTTTCAATTCTATAAAAGCGGGAAAATTTTTTCCGCTATTTTTTTGTTTAAAAAGTCGCTAAATATAAATATGACCTTGGAGTAGATATTATGGCATTGCCAAAAATGGATTTACCATCTTATGAGTTGGAAGTTCCATCAACAAAAAAGAAAATAAAATTTCGCCCATTTCTAGTAAAAGAAGAAAAAGTGCTATTAATGGCATTAGAAACAGATGATGAGAAAAATATTAAAAACGCCGTATTTGAACTATTGAAAGCTTGCATTAGTACAAGAATTAAACTTGAAAATCTTGCATCTTTTGATTTAGAGTATATTTTTCTTAATATTCGTGCAGTTTCTGTTGGAGAAATTGTACAAATGAATGTTACCTGTCAAGATGATAATGAGACGCAAGTTAAGTATAATTTGAACCTTACTGATGTTAACGTAATTTTTCCAAAAGGACATGATAGTAAAATCATGTTAACTGATACTTTAGGTGTTATAATGAAATATCCTTCCTTTGATGGATTTGTTCAAGGACAATTTACCAATAATAAGGAATTTGACGTAATTAAAGTTGTTGCAGAGTCTATTGATCAAATTTTTGAGGGAGAAGAAGTATATGACGAATCTACCACTAGTAAAAAAGAATTTGTTCAATTTGTAGAAGGTTTGACAAGTCCACAATTAGAAAAAATACAAATATTCTTTGAAACAGCTCCAAGATTAGAACATTCATTCAAAGTAACTAATCCTAATACTGGTAAAGAATCAGAATATAGTTTGAGAGGACTGCAAAGTTTTTTCGGATAGCACTCTTCCACAACACTTTGGAAGGGTACTACAAAACTAACTTCGCTTTAATGCAACACCATAAATATAGTTTGAGTGAAATTGAAAACATGATGCCTTTTGAAAGACAGGTTTATGTTTCATTATTAATGCAGTACTTAGAACAAGTTAAAAACGAACAAGAAAAACAAAAAAGGTAATGGCAGCATCAACTGTAGCATATACTGATACTACGGGTAATAAGGATTATCTGGGTATGATTGCAGGTCAAATTGGAAGGCGTCTTAAAGAAGCTTCTGATATGGCATCAGACGAACGTGCATATGCAGAAGGAAAGGCAGGAGACGGTGGAACATCTTTATCGGAAGCGGGGATAGGTAGAGGATATTTTTTTAGGAGAGCCCTTGGTTCAAGATTTGGTGGAGATAGAATTGCCAGAACCAAGGGCAGAATGGGTATTGGTGGTGCTGGAACCAATCCAACAGGAAATGTCAGGAGTAGATTTCGCGGTGGATTTGATTATAATGTAGTTAATCAAATTCAACAATCTACATTACCATTATCCAGTGCATTAGTAGATGGACTTCGCGGAGTAGAGTCGGCGTTACTTGATGTTTCTTCATCTCTTTCTACAATCGGTAGTGGAATGAATGACCTTGCAAGAAGTCAGTTTGTGAATAATCAGTTGATGCAGGGTATACTTACCAGAATGCAGAGACAACAATCAAGACAATCTGCAAGAAGAGAAGAAAGAAGTCTTGAAGGTGGTGGTGGTCGTAGAATGATTAATATTACACCAGAACCAACCATACTTGGCGGTGGATTTGGTGGTGGTGGAGCAGGTGGTGGTAGAAACAAAGTATTGACAGGTTTGGATACTTTTCAAACTGGTGCAAAAGCAGCTACAAACGTAAAAGGAGCAAAACAAATTCGTAGTGCTTTTAATGTTGGTAAAATAGCTAATAAAACTGGAAAATTATTAAAAGTTCCTGGAACTGTGTTAAGAAGTGCTTTCTCCAACATAAATTTAAAAAATCCATTATTGGGTTTAAAGGCACTTAAGGATACCATTTCAGCTCAATCAGGAGCTGGATTATTGGGGTTTGGAGGAAAACGAAGACAACTATTTAATTTTTTTAATCCTAGGTTTACAGGTACTGACAAATTGTATGATCCTGTAAATGATATTGCAAGAAGAGCAAGAGGACAAACAATACTTGACGGTTTATTAGGAGGTTCTGCTGATTTAAGTCAAGGATTTGCTGATGACGGTACAAGAATATTAAACAACGCATTTCCAAACATTGCAATTCCACCTACAAGTGCGTTAGTGGGAGAAAGTGTACCAGCAAATTTAAAAAAAGTAATGACATCTGGTGCTGAAAGCACTGTAAAAACAGCGATCAAACGTCAGGCAAAAAGATTTGGAGCAAAGACAACTACAGATGCTGCTGTTAGGGGATTTCCTGCTGCACAGAGAATTGCACAATTAGATGATGCTGGTGTCAAGGTAGCAGACATCGCATCAGATCAAATTGTCAAGCAAGGAACTAAGGAAGGACTTAAGAAAGGTAGTAAAATAGCAAGACTGATGGTTAAGCAGTTTGGTGCTGCTGGAACTAGATCTATACTTAAAAAAATTCCACTTGTTGCTGGTGCTGCTGGTGTTTTATTTGGTATTCAACGTGCCATGGAAGGTGACTTCTTAGGTGCTGGTCTTGAAATTACCTCTGGATTATTAGGTGCTACTGGTGTTGGTAGCGGATTAAGTTTAGGTATTGATGGATTCTTACTTGGTAGAGATTTAGGTGTGGTTCCTATGGCAGATGGTGGATTCTTAAATCAAGAAACTCTAGTTAAAGCTGGTGAAGCAGGTATGGAAGGATTTTTCCCGCTAGAAGGAGCTAGAGGTAAAAAGACATTTAAGATGTTTGGTGAAGGTAATTTACAAGCTAGAAAAGACAACGAAAGTGAAGAAACTAAATTACAAGCACTTGGTCTTAAAAAATATTATGAATCCATGGGTGGATGGGATTCATTTGGTGAAGGACTTAAAGGTATGTTTGGTATAAAAGACAAAATTGGAGATGTTTTAGAAAACGTAAATCCATTAAGTTCAAAGAATCTTAGTAAAGTCAATAATTCAAGCGCAGCAAATTCAATTAGAGATGTTATTGGTAGTGAAAAGGACGATGGATACTTAGGTCCTAAGTGGTTAGGTATTAAGAATCCATTTGCAGATGAACAAGCAAATATGTTGAACAATGCTTCTGCAGATACAAGTTTGGGACAAATGATGATGTCAACGACTGTTATTAACAATAACTATGCTGTTGCCAACGGTGGAAATGGTGATGAAGGTTCTAGTGATTCTGCATTCCCATCATCATTTGCAGCGTTTACAGTTCCTTACAGTTTAGCGAGTAAATAATGGCAGAACAACATTCTTCTGAAGCAAAACTGATTAGATGCATCATATCTAAAAATGGTCTTAAAGGAAGAGCTTTAGGTTCTGATATGATTGCTGCGTTTGATGTATTTGAAAGTATTGAATCACCATTTATGGCAGGATCTTTAACTGTTAGTGACTCAAAAAACTTTATAAATGACTATCCCATTGAGGGTGGTGAAACCATTCAAATGGAATTAAAAACTACTTTTAGTGACACACCAATTGAGTATAGCTTTGTCATTTCTAAGATTGGAGCTAGGATTATAAAAAATAAAATGCAGGTATATGAGTTAATATTATGTTCTCCTGAGGCTTTAATTAATGAAAGTCTTAGAGTACAAGATTCTCTTGAGGGAAATCCTGAGACAATAGTTGAAAAAATGTTAGGTAACGAATATCTAGATTCTAAAAAAGAATTATTTTCAGAACCATCTAGATTTGAGATTAAATTGATTCCTGCTAGAACTAGACCATTTGATATTATTGCAAGTCTTCTTAAAAAATCTGTTTCTTCAAAAAGTACTTATACAGGAAAAAAGTATCCAAAATATGAAGAGAATAGGCAAAATAATAGACCTAATTCAAATAGCAAACCAGTAAAAGGTAGTGCTGGATTTTTTTTCTGGGAAACACGTAGAGGATATAATTTCTTTTCTATTGATGCACTATGTGATACATCTGAGAATGGAAAATTTATATTTAAAGATAAGAAAGAAGGTGATAAAGAATCAAAACCAAGATTACAGTCAGAAGCATGGGGTCCTTACATAGAAACTATTGCTAACACTCAAGCATCTGGAGATCAAAGATTTATAATTTCAGACGCTATGTTTACATCAGAGATTGATTTAATGTCTTCATTAAGAAGAGGGAAATACTCTTCTTTAATGGTTTTCTTTAATCACTCTACAGGTCAATATGAGGAATACACCTATAAAATTAAAGATAGTTATGATAATATGGCACATTTAGGTGGACAAAACAGTGTTTCATTAGTTCCTGCTAATCAAGTTGAATTATCTGATTTTCCAACCAGAGTGATGTCTATGATTTTAGATCATGAATCATGGTACAATGGAGCAGGAATTGGTAATCCAGATGATGCCAAAGCAACAGATCCAAATAAATTTGCAGATTGGCAGAAATATTATGCAGCACAAGGAATAGCAAGAGCTGAGTTATTGAAAAATCAAGAGGCAAAAGTAGATATTCCTGGCAACCCTCTTATATGTGCAGGTGATAAGATTGATCTTAAAATTCAAAGCAAGTTAGCAGATAAGTTGAGAAAAAGACAACCGTTTGATCTAGAAAGTAGTGGAACATACCTTGTTAAAGAAACAAGACATTTGTTTAACTTTCTTGACGGAAATAACGGAACATGCAAAACTACGCTAGGGTTGTTTAGGGACTCTTATGGAGTCAAAGAAGTCCCTTCCAATCACGGCAATAAATAAATCAAGGAGGTACTACTATGGAAAGTATAGAAAAACACATTGAACTAGACAAAAAGATCGTAGAAGATCCTTTAGCGAACCCTGCAGCACGCAGACATGCAAAGGAAGAACTTCATGAACTTGAAATTTATGCAGAACATCACAAAGAAGAAATAGAAGCTGGAGATCACCATGATCCTAACGCTCTAGAACTATTTTGTGACATGCACCCTGACGAACCAGAGTGTCTAGTATACGACGACTAATATGGATGAGGCATTATCAAGACTAATGCCAACCCAGAGAATCGGAAATGATGGATTCTCTTGGTGGGTAGGTCAAGTAGAAGGAACCGCCAGCGATGAAAAAAACAACAAAGGTGGATACCGTTATAAGGTAAGAATCGTAGGAGATCATCCCTCATCAAGGGAGATTCTTGATACGGATGCTTTGCCTTGGGCTACTGTGATGATGCCAGTTAATGTTCCCTTCATGCCTGGTAATATTGGTGGAGGTCATCCACAATTAGTTAAAGGATGTTGGGTAACAGGATTTTACTTAGATCATGAGAGACAAAAACCCATTATTATGGGTTCTATCGGTGTTGTGCCAGGTGCAACTTCTACAATTAACAATGTAGATCCTAGCGATAGTAAAGCATTTGTAACAGGTATAAGAACTGGAAATTTAGCTCCTAACCCTGCTACAGATGGTGTGGAAGGAAAGGACGGAACTGCTAAAACTGGTGGTGGACTCTCTGATGGAACAACCATAGAAGAAACAGGTGAAGAAAGAGTAGATACAGGAAGCAAGAAAAAA